AGACTTTTTCCTTTCCTTCGGGCGGTTTATTCTTTTCATTCCAGACGGTGCCCACCACAACAGCATCCTCCGGGCTTTCTCCTGGATGCAGGACAAGCACAAGATCATCAACTTCCGGTGTCTGGTACTCGCCATTGGACAGAAACGGCACCATTTCCGTAACGGTGTCGTCCCTGTCTGGGTAAGTAACTTCGCACTTTCCAGCCTCATAGTCGATAGAACTCACATTGCCGAATCTCACTTCACTGCTCATGCGAAATCCTCCTTTTCCACTTTGCTGGCCTTGACCTGTGTTTTGTAGCCGCTGGATGGAGATATGCTGTGTTCCATCTGATCAACGAAATACTTTCCGTCCATCTTTCCATAGCCAACTAGGTTAAAGCACTGCGCTGAAGCGCCGGCCGGATAGCCCAACATCGTAAAACTGATCTGGGTTGCTCCGTGGTTGGCATTCTTGATGGCCGCTATCAGGCGGGCTTTTGCGTCTGCCTCGCTGCTTACCTTTCCAGTAAGTTTAAGCTGGCGTTCGTCCGTGCCCACCTTGACGTTGATATTGATTTTTTTCTGTTTGTTGGTGTAGGTATAAAGGCCGCCCGTGTATGTTCCAGTCAGCTTTGTGTTCCACTTGAAACTTCCCGGCTCTACGCACAGGGCCGTCGGATTTCCAACGGGCCGGCTCTCATATACCGTCCATACAGGATCTTTCGCCTTGTACTTTTCCCGGTCGTACACCCAGAGCTTTGAAGTGTAGACTTTGATAACCAGTGCATAGGTGCTGCACAGATCTTGCAGAAAGGCACTATCTGTTCCGTCCTGTTCCTTTGCATCAATGCCGTGGTCGTCTCCCTCAAACTTCAGCTCCAATTTGTAACGGCTTGCAATGGTTTCAGCGATTTTCTTTACGCTGGTGTTCTTCCATGTAAAGGTCCGGTTTCTCTCGCTGAAGCTGGTGTCGTTCGGCTTTGCCACGCCGCCCATCGTCAGCGAATCAGGTGCACCGGCAAAACTAAGATCATCCAGCACGAATGCCCCGCACTCGGCGCTGTAATCTCTGTAGCCGCTCTCAATGCCCCCGATATTCCAGTCCTTTACAACAATAGCCGGGTAGAGCTTCACGCCCTTTTCCGGCATCCAGTCATTTTTCCATTTGGCAGCTTTGGCATTGACTGTAATGCTCACACTGTCGCTTTTGGATTCAGCCACATCCGTGTACTTGAAACTTTCCAGATCAGGTGCGATTTCTTCCGAAATATCGGTTTTCTCGTAGGTCAGAAGAACCGCAGCCTGCCTTCCTTTGGGTCTCGCTGCTGTCAGTACCATCATGCACCTGCCTTCCAGGGCGGAAGGTCTCCGCTCTTTTCAGCCGGCAGAGCTGGTGTTGACAGCACCGTGCCGGAATCGAACCGGACGATATGGATATATCTGGGGTTGTTCTGCATCAGCCAATCGGCTTTCAGCTCGCTTCCGTACACGTTCAGGGCAATCAGATCCCAGGTGTCACCGGACTTTGTGGTGTAATCAAGTGCCATACTGCGTGCGCCTCTTTTCGCGTTCGTACCGTTCCACATACTCGCAGAACTTCTCGTAACCTTCGTCCATAATGGAACGTAGATCTTCGGCATTCATGCTGCCGTAGATGGTGAAGTTTGGTGCATAAACATATGTGTTTCCGCTGGAACTCGTATAGGTACGCTGGTAGCTGTTGCTCGATCCACCGCGCTGGTTCCCGGTGCTGCCACCAGAAGCATCTTCGCTCCCGCCGATGGGCTTCAGCTCTACTTCCTGCTGGTAGTTCTGAAGGTCTGCCAGCATCGACAGATTTTGCCTTGTCAGTTCGCTGTTTCCAGCCGTCGGGAAGAAGTTTACATTGCTCAGGTCGTAGTTGTCCGGGTTTGCAGCGTATTCCAGCTTTGCCTTTTCCGCATCTGCTCCCCGGATAAACCGGATTGCCTTCTGAGTATTTTCGTTTCCAAGAACAGACTTGGCACCAGCAATCACTTTCCCGATTCCGGTGTTCAGCAGCTGTTGGGCTTTGCCCTGGTCATCCGACACGGTAGGTGTCGGCATTGCCGCCAGAGTTTCCAGCCCATCTACTGCATAGTTGGCGATCTCCGTGATACGGCTGAACGCCACACCAGCGTCGGACCCCAGTACCAATGCCGCTGCAACAGGCTGAACCATAGTGTCAAAACTTTGAGCCACCTGGTTGTAATACTGCTGGCGACGTGCTCTGTTGAAGTCGATCAGGTTAGAATCTTCTTCTGTAAAACCACCGTCCGCGAACATCTTCGGCTTTCTGCCGGGCAACCCCAGCAGATCACCCAGACCAACGCCCAGCAGCTTACCAGCGGTCAGCCAGGTATCAATGTTCTTTTCACGAACGCCGCGCCGGAAGCTGATAACGGCTTCCGGGCCAGCCTCACCAGCAATAGACGGTCCCTGCGTCATGCCGCCGTTGGCAAATGCCGGGACGGACACGGGTGACAGGTTGAATCCGAACGACTTACCGCCGATCACCGGAACCGGAATGCCGAACAGCGTTTCCGGTATTGTGAGCTGAATTTTGTTCAGCGCCCCAATGATGAAGTTGACCGCTTTCACGCCGATGGTTGCAACCTGCTTCAGGAAGCCGATGATGCCCAGAATCACAGGCTCTACCACAGGAAGCACCTTACCCACCAGATCCACCGCCACCTTGATGGCGTTGACCAGTGTGGTGCCTACCAGGCTTACCACCGTAGACAGCAGCGGCATGACCGCCGGAATGCCTTCATTCACGATAAAGCCGAAGATCTCAGTCAGCACCGGCTTGATGTGGTTTACTCCCAGATCTACAATCTGAGAGAACACACCGGCGAACGATTCAATCAACGGCATAACCGTCTGGATGGCAGGGGTCATAGCTCCGAACACGTCACCCAGATTTAGCCCTCCGATACTGAAGCCGGATAGCTTTTCCTGGATGCTCTGCAAGCCCTCCGGGGTGGTGAGTTGCCCGAACACCTGCTTCACGGTGTCGCCGATACCCGCTATCTTTCCGGTGAATTTGTCAAAGACGGCAAGCCCGCCTTCGCCAAATACTGTTCCGACGATGTTGCGGATGTCCTCGAAGTGATCACCCAGCAGTGAAACCGCCGCAACGATCGTACCGATACCGGTAATAACGGGGCCGAATGTGCCAAGCAGCGACATAAAACCGCCGCCCAGTTTTGCGGCCACTGGGCCTACCGTCGTACCCAGTACGTTCAGCCCTGCGCCGCCGACATTCAAAGCTCCCTTCACCGTGCTCAAAGCGCCGCCGCCGATTTTGGATGCTGCACCCGCCACCTTGCTGCCGACACCGAGGACGGTAGAACCCACTTTGGACTGGCTGACGGTCTGCCATGCATTGGACAGCCCATTTCCAATGACCGTCTTTCCTGCACCGAGGAAATTTTTCACTCCACCGGCCATACCTCCAAGGTCAAGACCGTTCGGTCCTGCAATGCCGGAAAGAATCTGTCCCGCAACACCGCCGGTCTTGGCGATAAATCGTCCAACCGGATTGCCGCTTCTGAACCCCACCAGAGCATTTTTCAGGCCGCCCAGCGATTGCCCGACATTGGAAACATACCTACCGGGTCCGGAGTTTTTCAGCACGCCCAGCGGGCCGCCGTTCGTGCTGGCTTCCAGCACGTCATTTACAAAGCCTGTGTTTCCTTTCTTAGTTCCGCTGCGCAGGCCCTTGAAATTTTTCAGCGTTGCCCAGATACCGACACCAGCGCCATCCAACGTCTGCCCGATTTTGCCCAGGCGCGTTGTGGGTTGCTGTGCTCCGATGCCGGCCATCTGAACGCCGTACTTTGCATTTTCAGCAAACATTCCAGCATTCGATTTTGCAAAAGATGCACCGCCAACCGTCCGCTGAATCAGGCTTGTGGGGGTCAGCGCTCCCAACAGGTTTCTGACGGTGATGCCGCCGAATGTTCCGCCGGGGGCACCGCTTGGTTTTCCACCGATTGCAATGTTCCCGATGGTGTTCAGCAGCGAGGATCCTGTGCTATAAGCCGTCGGTGCAAAGCTCATAGCTCCGAACGCCGCGACTATGGCAGCAATGGCCCCTGCCACTTCCGGCCCATGCTCTGCAGTGTAGTCGATGCCCTTCTGGATCCACGGCAATGCCGCCCGCGCCGCCCTGCCCATTCCAAGCAGCGCGGAGTGCAACATCGGCAGAATGCCATTGACGATGTTGGACAGATCTGGCAAGCTCTCGGTGATACCGTTTGCTATGTCGATCCACATGGATGTCAGTTCTTTCTTTGCCGGAAGGAACTGATTGCCCACATTGATAAGCAGGCGGTCTGTCGCATTACTTGCCATCTGGCTTACCGCTTTGCCGGTGTCCAGACGAACAAGCAATTCTTTCTCCATGCTGCCGCTGTATGCGCTGGTATCACCAGCCATAAGCAAGGCATTCTGGAACGCAGGCAAGTTGCCCACAATTTTTGAAACGCCCTCAATGGCCCACTGTCCAAACAGTGTCTTGATGGTCGCAGTCTGCTGGTACTTGTCCTGTTTCGAGATCGCCTCAAAGACTTTGTACAGAGTGCTTGCTGCACCATCTTCTCCGTTCGGCCCGGTGGACTGCATATCCTTTGCAATCTGCACAGGATCAAAACCGAGTTTGTTCCATGCGCCCACCTGCGCATCCGTTGCACTGTTGCCAAGGGTGATGTTTGTAAACACACGGTTCAGGCTTGTTCCAGCCTTTCCCTCATTAACGCCCATAGCCAGCATGGTGGCTGCCAGCGCAGAGGTCGTGTGCAGGTCAACGCCGGCTGTCTGGCCGACACCGCCGGACGTATTCACCACGCTGGCGATTTCCGCCGCCGTGGTAGCCATGTGGCCGCCCAGATAGTTGATGGAATCTGCAATGTCGATAATCTGGTTGTGGGTCTTACCAAAAGCGGTTTCCCACTTTGCCATATAATCGGCCGCAGACTTTGCATCAATGTCCCACGCGGCAGCTAGCCGGGCCGTATCGTACAGGTAGCTTTTTTCTCCGGTTTGCTGGTTATCCAGAAAGATTTGCTCATAGCTCTTACCGGACTGTCCCAGCGATGCGGCGATCTGCGCCATCTCGTCCCGTTTGATTGGGACCTGCGTAGTCATCTTGAGGATCGCGTCCTCCATGGTGGCACGCTTTTCCGGGTCAATGCTGCCGTCATCGTTCATGATGCCGCCAACATACTTGACTGCATCTGCCGCCTGGGCTTGGTATTCCTCTGCCATGGAGGTTGTCTTTTTAATCATGACAGCGGACGCAGTTGTCAGCGTCGCCATGATTCCAAGCCCAGTCTTTCCGATTACGCCCAGAGTGTTTGCTACCGTGCTGCCCAGCGACTTTGTTCCCGTCAGTGCGCTCGCCAGATCACCGGTCAGCCCCTTCGTCTGCTTTATTGCAGTTACAAGGGATGGGTCCACCTTGCCCATGATGCGGATGCTGAGGTCTAGTGCTCCATTTCCCGCCATACGTCTGCCACCTCGTTACACAGATCCACCAGCTCCCGCCGGGGCAGGTGCAGCAGATCCGTCATGTTGGAATGCGTGGCAATGGATAGCTGGATAGCTGCTTTCCGAAGTCCTTTTGCCCCGCCTTTTACTCGAAAAAATCAGAGTTTACGGCATCGCGCAGCTTGACCGCCTCGCACAGCGGCAGACCGGCAAAGAAGTCCACCGGGTAGCCGGTGCCCATGCTGGCGATGATGCAGCAGTACAGGTAGTTGCGATGCGTATTCACCGGTGCAAATCCGCCCGCAGCCATACGGTTTTCTGCCATGGATTCGCTCATAGTGTTCAGTTCGCCCACGCCGGACAGGTCGATGCTGTCAAAGGTCTTGCCCTTCAGTTCCGCCTTTTCGCTGCCCTCGTAGGTGTAGGGCGCTGCAAACTTCAGGGTGTGAGATTCCAGCTGCTTTTTCACTTCATCGGCGTTCTCGCTGTTATCCATGCCCTTGATAACCGCCGCCTGCACTTTCTTGATCTTGCCGCGAGGCATGAGCTTAAAGAACTCCACAGGCTTGCCGGTTGCCTTAACGGCCATTTCCTGTGCAAAGGAAGTGGTCATTTCCATCACGGACATGGCTGCCATCTCGTTGCCGATGTTTTTCTGGATGTCGATCAAGTCCTGCACGGTCATCTTCTCCATGCCAGACAGATCCAGACTGTCATACTCCTTGCCCTCAAACTTATAGGGCTTGTCGAACTTCACGATATTGTCCATTGCTGTTTCCTTTCCAAAAGACAATCAGCCGCCCCACGCCGGGACGGCTGACTTCTTCATGTATCGGGTTTAGATAAGGGCGTTGATCTCGGCACGCATATCCTCGCCATCAACATAGTAGCGGCCTGCAAACTTGTCGATGTCGATAACGGTAGTGCCGTCAACCTCCATCAGGTAACGGGTAACTTCCAGCGTGGTGGTGCTGCCCATGGTGTCAGCACGCTTCAGCTTGCCGGGGTCCAGCTCCTTGGGGCGACCACCCAGAACAACGCGCAGACCCTTGTAGGTATAGCCGCCGTTCTTGTTGTCGTTCTGCATGGCAGCACGCAGAGTGATCTGGATGTTCTTGTTGGGGTTCATCATCTTGGTGGCGAAGCTGTACATGGTGTTCCAGTTCAGAGTTGCCTCCATGGATTCAAACTGACCGGGCACGGGAGAATCGACTTCGCCTGCAATGCCCATGCCGGACACGGAGGTGGTCTTGTTCTTGATCTTGGGCAGGGTGACTTCATCTGCCAGACCAATCAGCAGGTCATCTTCCGTATACGCATTGTAGTCATTGATGACCTGGGGAACCAGGTCGCTGGAAATATTCAGAGCCATAGGTCATTCCTCCTGCTTACAGAGACAGAGCGGAGGTCAGCGCGCCGGCCTCGTACTCCATGGTGTTATTGATCTGCTTAAAAGGCGGGAACGGCGTGCAGAACTGATAGAAGGAGTAGTGGCCTGCAACCAGTTCAGCGGTCGTGTTGCGGTCGGGGTCTGCCTTCATGCTGTAGCTGGCGCATACCTCGGTAGAGACATAGACGCTGCCCTTCATGTTCTCGCTGTCGATGATGGACTGAAGGCGCTTCTTGTTCATGGGCTTATCCAGCTTGCTCATGTTGTCCAGAACAAAGCTGGTCCAGGAGTGGTTGAAGAAGCGGCGGACACAAAGGAAAGCGTCCTTCGGGTCGGTGTTTTTCGGGTAGCAGCAGGTCTCATTGCCCCACACAACAAAGTCGCCGGAGCGGATGAAGGTCGCCACGCCCTGCTCATTCAGCACATTGCCCTGCTCCTGATCCATCAGGACTTCGGTGCCATCTTCCAGGCAGGCGGAGGAAATGGGTACGCTGACATTGGACGGGCTGGCATTAGGCGTGTCGTTGTACAGGCTGTCGTTGTAGACTGCCGCAGCAGCGGCCAGAGAGCTACCGCTGTAGATGGTTCTTCCGATCTTGCCGTACAGCCACAGGCCATATGCTTCACGAGAAGTTGCGCCCTGCTTGACCTTCTGGTTTGCCACGTCGGTGTACTTGCGTGCACCGGAAGCGGAACTGTCGATGTCAACAAAGCACACTGCATCGAAAACGCCATTGATCTTGCGGCACTTTGCCTGGAGCGCTGCGCACACCATGGGATCCTTGGAGAAGCGGGGTGCCAGCAGAATGCCGGGAACCATGCCCAGCTTGGGGAACACCTGTCTTACCACTTCCAGTCCGGTCTCTGCACCGGTGGCCGCATTCACGCCGCCCACGATGTCGGCAGCGGTGATTTTGGTCGGGTCAAGAATGGAACCGGAAATGGTCAGAGCCGTTGCGCCGTCGCCTTTGCCGCCGTTGACCAGGGCGATGCTCACAGTGCCATCATCATTGAAGCTGGCCGAATAGTCCTCGTCCGCCGTGAGCACGGTCTGCTCCTTCTTCACGACCAGCTTTTTCAGCAGGATGCCGGTCTCGTCGATCTCTGCAATGCCGTCATTCACCTGAACGGTCTTGTTGGACAGTTCAGTGATGTGCTTTGCATTCGCAGGATCCAGGACGTTGACCACGACGATAGGGGAAATGCCCATCACCTGAAAACTGGCGCTCACCGCCTCACACAGGGTATACTTTGCAAAATCGTCGGAATAGCCCACTGCGGCGGCAGCTTCTTTGAAGGTATTCACCAGCATCGGCGTATTCACCGCTGCTTCCGGGTCATCCAGCATATTAACGGGGGCCGTACCCACAACGATCTGCAGGCCGGAGTTGACCGTTACCGGAGCGGTGACGCTGGTCGCTGCTTCGGTCTTGTTAAAGCCATGAGAAATAGCCATTTGTCATATCCTCCTTACTTCATCAGGTCGGTGGCCTTCTTGTAGAGAATGTTCTCTCTGGTGCCGTCCTGTTCGATCTTCACGCGCATTTCTGCGAGCTTGTCCAGCGGAACGATCAGCGCCTTCAGGAACGGCACCTGCTCCACTTTTTCTTTCAGCTTTTCGGGCAGGCCATCCACGAATACGGTGTACTGCGGGGCAATGCCCTTGACGGTCGGCCCGCAGTACGCCGCAGCGCCGGGTGTTTCCGT